CAGACCATAAGCCGCTGAGCATGCTACCCAGGCCACCAATGGCGCTACCGATACCGGACACTAGGCCGCTGATCATCTTGCCGCCGGCGGCGGTCAGGTTGGATGGCAGTTCGACACCCAGCCAGCCCATGACACCGCTGAAGGCTTTGTAGAACAGGCCTAGAGGTGACCAGTTTAAGATGAGTTTACCCACGCCGGCGATGCCGCCGCTGAAGGCGGCTTTTACCTGGGCCCAAAGCCCTTTAAAGAAACTGGCAATGCTGCCCCAGTTTTTGTAAATCAGGTAACCGGCGCCTGCAATTGCAGCAATGGCGATGCCGATCGGGTTTGCTGTGAGCGCCAGGCCAATGGCTTTTACGCCAGCCGCTATCGCGGGCAAGCCACCGGCAAGGCCAACCAACGCGGTACCGGCCGCAAACAGTGCTTTGCCGAACGCGAGTATTGCCAATGCTGGCTTGAGCGCGAACAGAAACGCCAAGACCATGCTCAGGTTTTCAACGCCGCCTACTAATCCAGCTGCCTTACTAGCCAGCCACGCGACATTCTTAGCCGTACTGGCAACGCCAACAGCAAGATCGCGGATGACAGGCAGGGCTGATTTCATTTTCTCGCCAAAGGTGGCGGCGAAGGCTTTCACCTGGTCTTTGTTCTCACGCATCCAGCCGGACAAGTCACCCATCAGTTCGGTCACCGCCGGCATCAGCTCGGCGCCGATGGTGTTCTTCATGCCGGTCATGCCCAGCTGGGCGTCGAGCATTGCATCCTTGAAGGTTTCCGCATCACGTGCGGCCTTCTCGCTGAGCACGTAGCCGGTGGCTAAGGCGTCTTTGCGCAGTTCCTTCAGGCCTGCACTTCCATCCTTTAGCATGTTGATCATGCCCACGCCTTCACGGCCAAACAACTGTGCGGCGAGTGCGACCTTCTGGGACTGGTTTTCGACGCTGCCAAGGCGATCGGCGACCACGGCCAGACTGTCTTCCGGCGTCATCTTTGCGAGGTCTTCGGCAGATAAGCCCAGTTCATCGTAGGCTTTCTTTGCAGCACCGGTGCCGCTGGTGGCTTCGCCCATGCGCTTCACAAAGCGCTCTAGGCTGGAATCGAACTTCTGCGTGGATACGCCAGAGCGTTCAGCCGCGTAGCGCAGTTCCTGCAATGGGCCAAGGCCGATGCCGATTTTGTCGCCGGTCTTCGCCACTTCGTCACCAAGTGTTGCGGTGGAATTGGCAAGGCCGAATATGCCTGCTGCCACACCGCCTGTCGCCACTAAGGCCCGCTTACTGAACTTACCCACCTCACTGGTCATGTTCTTGAACTTGCCGCTTACGTCGGCTTTGCCTAGCTGTTCCAGGTAGCGCTTCTGGCGCTGCATGCGACTGTTCGCCACTTTCATGCGTTCAGCCAGCTTGCGCTCTTCATCGGCCAGGTTGCGCGTACTGATGCCTGCATCCTTGAGCCGCTTGCGTACAGAGCCCAGTTCTTTTCGCTGCTTTTGGCCTTTGTCGTTGAAATTCTCCACTTCTTTGCGTGCCTTGTTGTATTCGGCTCGCAGTTTGGCAGTGGGTTTTGCAGTGGCTTTTAGCTCATCGCCTAGCTGGCGCACGCGCTGCTGGGATGCGGAAAGCGCCGCTGAATTGGATTTCAGCGCCTTGTCGGCTTTGCGGTATGAGGAAATGTCGCGCTGGGTGTTTTGCAGCTTGCGGGTTTCAGCCTGGGCCTGTTTAAGCGCCCGGGCTGTAGCGCCGGTTGTGGCGTTGATTTTCTTGAGCGGGCCGGTTACCCGGTCTTTGGCGGCCAGGATGACCTGCAAATCCAGGCTTTTCGACATTATTCCTCCGGCTGGCTGCGCTTGCGTGCGTGTTCACGCCATTCCATCAATTCTGAGAGTGTCATGTGTTCCATGTCTGAGGGCCGCCAGTGGAATATGGCGGCCACGTCAGCCATGGCATCGTCAACGCGGTGCGGGATTAACCCTTGTGCCGCTTCTGCAGCAAAAAACCAGCGATCTCCTTTCCGGCCTCCACCAGGTCTGCGGGGTCCATGTTGCGCACTTCTTGTTCTGTCAGCGTGGGAGTGCTGATGCGAGGAATAAGCTTGGTCACGCTGTCTACGTCCAGGTTCAGCACTTCGGCCAGGCTCAGGCCGCGCAGTTCGCCCGCCATGGGCTTGCGCAGTACCAGCTTTTCGATCTTATCGCCTTCGCGCTGGATGGGGGTGTCCAGCTGCACGGTTACGCTTTCGGGTTTGCTCACGGGGTTAGCTCCTTACAGGCCGATGTTCTGGCGGTGTTGTTCCAGGCGGTCTACGCCGCGTACTTTTTCGACCATGCCGGGCACGTCGATTTCGATTACGACTTCACCGTTGATGGTCAGCTTGTAGTAGCTGACGGTGGTGGTAACGCTCTGGGTGTTGTTGCTGCCAGATTCCGCATCGCCCATGGCGATTTCGCGGTGGCGGCCACGGGCCACGATTTCCACCGGGATGGTTTCGCCGGTGTCGTCTTGCTGGTAGCTACCGGCAAAGCGCAGCATGTCGGTGTCCAGCTGGCTGGTGCCGAAGTTGTCGAAAATTTCAGGGATTAGCCCGGCAGGCGTCCACTGAAATTCAAGCTTTTCCATGCCCATGTCGATGTCCACCGGGGCGTTCATACCACCCCCGCGGTACTCTTCCATCTGGCGCACCAGGGGCGGCAGCGTGAGCGAACCAATCATGCCCTGCCAGTTGTCGCCGTTGCCGAATAAATTGAAGTGCTTGAGCTTTTTCGGAAGTGCCATTGCTTGTGCTCCTTATGCGTTTACGCGGCTGGCGAAGTCCACCAGGTACCGGTCTGTGATGCGCTGGCGCAACAGCAGGTTTTCCAGCGGCGGCACTGGGGTGTAGTCGTAGTCGATGTACAGTTTGCCGGCCTTTAGCGTGTCTTTGGTGTTGGCTACGTCATCGAACCATGCGCTGGCATCGATAATCAGGCCCAGGGCTTTCAGCTCGCGGAACTTGGCGTTGATGCCTTCAATGATGTCTTTCGCCAGCGACGGGTGCATGGGCTTGTCGACGGCGAACATGTGCGCCTCTGCGATTGTGTCAGCCAGGATTTGCGCGGTGCGGGTGTAGTTCTCGAACTGGAACAGCGGGTCGGCACTGCAGGTGCGTGAGCCCCAAAAGCGGAATCCGTCGCGCTGGATCAGAGTGGTTACTTCATTGGCGTTCAGCAGCCCTGCGTCGGTGTTGGGGTCTTGCAGATCCCAGTGCACATCTTTGTTGATGCCGGTTACGCCGTTCACGGCCACGTTAGACAGGGTTTTATGCCAGCCCACCTGTTGGTCTATCTTCGCGCGCAGGCCCATGGCACGCGCTACAGCGAAGGCGGTGGAAGTGGATGCGGTGTTTACGTCGAACGCGACGAAATCTGGCCAGATCAGCATCAGTTCGCGGGCGCCATAGCTGTTGCGATACAAGATGGCGTCTTCGATGACTTCGCAGCCGTGGCAGCTGGCGTACACGAACGCGCGCAACTTCTGGGCCATGGCGACGGCTTCAGCGGTTACGGCTGGCGTGTCCAGGCCTGGCGCACCGATGATGCGGGGCTTTACGCCTAGGTTCTGCTCAGCTGCCAATAGTGCTTTCAGCCCGGTTTTCTTGCCCTGGGCGGTGACGGTGCCGATGACGTTGGCGGTGGTTTCGCTTTCAGTGGTGCCCTGCTCTACCCGAACCACAACAATGGGCGTGTTGGCCTGGTCGGCAATGGCATCCAGTGCCGCCGGCAGTGTGCCGGTGGTGCCTGCATTGCCGATTGCTTCAAAGACGTTCGTTACCAAAACGGGGGTATTCAGCGGGAAGGCTTCGTTTTCGCCGCCGGTGAGTTTTTCCCAGCCGGCGGCGCTCACCAGGCCGGTACCATCATTGCCGGAATCCATCGCAACACTAACGAGGGCTGCCGCTTCGGTGCTGGCCTCGATGGCCGTCATGACTTCTGAGGCAGTGCTGTCAAGACTGCCGTCGATATCGGTGGCCAGGTTTACGGTGATGTCTTTGCCGCTGACGCTGACAGACAGCGCTGCAGAGTTGGTGCCTGGGTCTACATAGCTAACCCGAATACCGTTACCTGCGCTGCCGGTTTCCACTGCGGTGTAAACGATGTTGGCGTTATTGGCGATAGTGCGCAGCGTGACTTCAGCAGCAAGGCCCGTGAGCGCTTCCGGAGCTGTAGCCACTAGGCCGATGATGGCTGTTGCGACTGTTCGAATGGTGCGAGTGCCTTCGTTAATTTCGAGCACTCGTACACCGTGGTGATATTGATCGAGCATGACGCCTCCTGGTGTTTTGCGGATATACGCACATGATGATCGCAGTAGGGTTGATTGCCATGCACAGGATTTGTCTGTTTTGTCCAAACAAATTAAAGGCCGCTGAAGCGGCGGCCTTTAAAGGGTTTTAGATAAATTCTCAGCTTACCTTAGGCCTCTATTCCAGCACCCTCTTCAAACATCGCGTCAAGGTCTTCATCGTTAATGCCAAGGGCGATCGCCATTGCTTTAAGCATCGGTGATGTGCGGCGAAATTCACCCGCATCATTCCACGCGTCAACCGCCAGTGGGTCCGTTTCCGGGTCGTTCATGATCTGCTCAAGGGCTTCTCTGTAGCCGTATCGACGCAATACCGCGCGGGCCTGAAAGCGAGACAGCACCATGCCTGCCCGGCGCTTCTCGTTAGCGGCGATCTCAAGCTCTACGCGCCAGGCGTCAACGCCGGCCAGCAGGCTGTCGTGCTCGGCTTTGTCGATCAACGTCATGCCTGGCGCCAGGGGCTCGCTTGCGGGCATGGTGCCGATTATGAGTGCCGGTACCAGGCGCCGATCCACTGCGTTGACTTTGATTTGCGGGCTGGGCAGCTTAGGGCCGTGGCGCAATTTTGCTTCGTTGGCTGGGCGTCCGTCTTGAGCGTCGACGTAATACGCGGTGATGTATTTGTTGCTCATGCTGCGATCCTCGTGCG